TAAAACCAATCCATCCCTATTGTCGTAAGCTACAAATGTACATCCTTTGTCTTTATATTCTGAGTTTTTCTGAGTAAGTGGACCGTCTAGGATTTTTAAATACATTCCCTTTAGGTGATCTAATCTTCCTTTATTTTTTAATATGTCTGCAAGAGTTATTACTTTGTTTTCAACTTCTTCGTCTAATCCGAATGGTTCTCCTAATATTGAATGAATTACTCTTCTAAAAGTTTTCTGTACTTCTATTTGCATTACTTGCAGTACCTTTTGTTGTAGTTCTGGATTGTCTTTTAATATTTGGATCTTTCCATTACCTCCATCATGTCCTAATACTCCTTCTATTTGAAGATATAGTTTTGGAGAATCTTGTTCGTGATCGTCAATTATCTGCATTACTATTGATGGTACATCGTCTTGCATATTAGGATCTACTAGAGCTTTAAACTCTACTGATTCTCTTAAGTACTTTGCTTGCCAGTTATGTATGTTAAAATCTCCCATTATGCTCTTAATATATTGTTAATGATAGAATCTAATCTATCATATTTTCCTGCTTGAGTTTTCCCTTCATTTAAAGAAATTGCATTCATAAATGCTCCTTGCGTAGAAGGGTTAGAAACAAAGTCCCAACAAACCAATTCGAAGTCTGATTGTACCATTAAAGTTCCTTCGTTTGTTTGAGTAACTGATCCTGTACCTCGAGAAGAAATTCCTATTGTGTGTCCTCCTCTTACTATTTCTTTTACGATGTTTCCTGAAGGAGTGTTTAGTAGTTCTACCTTTCCCATTAAGTCATCGCCATCCCACCAAAGTTGTTTTACTACGTGTGAAGCGTTTTTTAAAGATACAATTGCTGATTCTGGGTGGTCTAGTTCTCCGTATGCGTTTCCAACTTTAACGAAGTTTTCTATATAGTTTTGAACTTCTTGTTCAAGAATTTCTTTCTTATAGATTCTTCCGTTTTGGTTTTTAGCTCCTGCTCTTTGCATGATTCCTGTTACTTCGAATACACCTGTTGCTACTTCGGTTAGGACTGCTTTGAAAGGAGTTACATTTACTAATAAATTGTTCATCTTAGTTATTTTAATAATTCAGATAATGATTTTTTTCCTTCGAAAAAATCATCTTCAGTCTCTTCATCACTAGCTTCTTCATACCCTCTTGGATGTGGAATATCATCTGCTTCTTCATCTCCTTGTAATTCAAATTTATCTTCCTCTTCGTCTTTGTATTTTTCTGGGTTTGTATAGAATTCGTATTCGTCTTTTGTTGGTTGGCCATACTCAACTCCTCTTGAAGCTATTCCTGCGTCTTCAGATAATACTTTTTTGATTAGTTTTTTGAACCCTTCTTTCAATGCAGCTTTTTTCATACCGTTGAAAGTATCTACAGTATTTTTTGCTGTAGCAGTTACCATTTTATCGTGAAGATCTACTTTTGGATTAACACCTGCTACTTGATTTGTATAGTAGATTGAATCTTTTTCTAAGTTTTTAGATACTTTTGCTAATGCTTTTGAATATTCTTCTGCTGTTGGTGTTCCAAGAACTTGTAATGCTTCTAACTCAACTCTAATTCCTCTTAGGATTTGTTCGTATGGATATTTGTCCATATCGTTAGTTGGTTTGTATCTGTAATCTGTTAAGCTTTTTTTAGTAAGTTTAGCTTCTTCGAGATTAGCTCTTCTTACTACTTGCACCTCTTTATTACCATCCTGGTAGGATACTTTATCGTTGTGTGGATGTCCAACACCTACTGTTCCATCTTCTCCCTTATCCTTTACTATAATGTTATCTCCACTAACTCCAGGTATGTAAACTAAATCTCCTACTTCTAAAGACGATAAAGGAGCTGTTTCTTTTTCTTTTTCTTTCTCTCCTGAAAATGCTATGCTACCATAAGGTGAGAACTCTTCAAGGTTTCCTAATGCAATACGCTGGTATTTCTTTACTAGGTACTGTGAACGAAGACCGTACTTGTTACTTATTATTTCAATTGCTTGTTCTTCAGGTGTACCGTCTTTAACAAGTTGTACTATATCTGCAACTGCTGCTTTATCTTCTTCTGCTTCCTTATCCCAATTTCTACCACTACCTAATACTCCACCCATTGATGCCGTATTGTGAATGTTTTCTTTTATAGCTTCTACAATCATTCCTTTATTTTTAAGGATCTGAACTGCGTCATCGTATCCGTTGAAACGAGTTATAAGTTGTGGTTGTTGCATTCTAGCTTCAGCTAAGAAATGTTCCTTAGAGAATTTTCCTTCTTGAATTGCGTTATATTTTTCTTGTAATGTTCTCATGTTATTTATTTTCGTCTAAATAATCAAATCCTTTTGTATGTGAAGGTCGTTTTGGTCTTGAAACTGTTTTAAAGCCATACTTTTTCATTAACCTAGTAGGCTTATTTGGTCCTTTTTGTCCTGGTGCAGTAAATGCTGCTGGTATCTTAGGGGACCCCATTCCACCATCTATTGCTCCAGTTACGTTTCCTTCTTCTTCCAGTACCTCTTTTATTATTTCAAGTAGTTTTGATCGTTTCATAGGTTTCTTAATTCACTTACTAATTCGTAGTATTGCATTAAAGATACTAAATGATTATCGTCTACCTTTTGAGTATTTTTTATTGGAACAATTGCTTTTTGAATTTCTTCTAATTTAATCTTTACTACTTTATTGGTAACATTATTTTTTAATTTAACGATCTCTGTTTGTAGTTTAGTCATTTCTTCATTTACTACATTTCTTAATCTTGTAGAAGAGTTAACTGACACTATAAATTCTTTCAGTATGTTTTTTTGTTCCGGCAATAGGCTTTTATATTGGTCATTAAATTTTTCCAATAAGATTTTATAAGTAAGTAATCTTAAATCTTTATCGTATTTTGAATACTCTTCAATTAGAGCATTTTTTACTTGCCCTTCTGATGTTTTACTTTGAGTTAAGTGCTCAAGTATTGTAGTTTTGTTATCAACAAATACATCCAAGTCAACAAGACCTGCTGTATTTTGTGCTTCCATCAAACAGTAAAGTGCTGCTAATGGTTTGTATGCTGATACTTTTATTGAAAAGAATTCCTCTAAATCGTAGTGACTTTTAAGTTCTTTTATTAGTTCGTATTTTTGTTTCTTAAGTGAATTGGCATCTAATTTTCTAGATACTTCTACAATGGTACTAAGTATTGCTTCTGCTTTTTTTGAACCTACTCCTTTATTTTTTAAGACAAAGTCGTATAGTTTAAACTCTCTCACAAGAGTCGTATTACCTGAATAGAATTTTCTAAGTACTGTTAAGGCTGGTGAATCTCTTTTTGATATAGTATCGGCTGCTATCTGCTTTACCAATAGTTCAAATATTAATCCCGTATTCTTATATTTCGAATGTTTTATCTTCACAGTAGTATTGTGTTTGTTATAAATAGCACTTAGTTATCTAAATCCCTAATGTTTTCCTCGTTTAGTAGATTTCCTTCGTCCAATACTTCCTCTTCGAAAATGTTTTGTTTTTTAGTAGGAAATAAATCTTTGTTCCTTAAGAAAACAGACATTGTGTTGTTTATGCTTTCTCTAACGTTTTCTGGATCACTTGGATATCCACCTTTCATTCCGTGAACTCCCAGTCTATCTCTTCCTCCTACTGGATCTGCTTGTGTGCCTATTATTGAGAATTTCTCTCTAGGTCTTCCTATGGTTGCTTTTTCATCATAACCAATTGGTAGTTCACCTTGCTCTCTTGCTCCATATATAGAAGCTAAATCGTGAGGTGTTCCGAATGATTGTCCAGTTGATACTGGATCGTTTCCTTCGTTCTCTATTTGAGATATTCTAAATCCTCGTTTAGCATCTTCTCTAATAAGTTCTCTCATTTCGTTATACTTATCTTCTGATATATCGAATAACATATCGTAGATGTAATCTGATGAGAATAGCTTTGTTGCTTGCATTTGAGTTGCTAAGTCAACTTTTTCTTTCCAAAGTGCTACTTTTTCTTGTTCGTAGATTATGGAAGGAGTGGTTAATTTTATTTCAAAATTTACTAAAGATTCTTTATCAAATCCTTGAGAATATAAATGCACTAAACCAATTTTAGTTAGTTCACTTTCTACAATTCTTTGTAATCTCTCTACTGTTCTAGCAAAACGAATATCTTCTGCTGCAAGAGTTGCTTTACCTGTTAAGTCTTTTTCGTATCCAAAATATGCTTTTGGTACTTTTAAAGCAGCAAACATTTTATCTCTTAAGTACTCGATATCATTTGTACCATCATACTCTAATCCTTTTGTTGTATCAATACGAGTTGAAGTATCCCCTCCACGAACTGGAAGATAGAAATCCTCCATCATGTTTTGCATGTTAAATTTCAAGTTATATTGACCTGTTTGTGGATCTACATAAGGAGTTTTCTTTATACTATTGATAGTTTTTTGCATGAACTGCTCAACTTCATTTGGTGGAATAGATCCTACATTAATATAGAACATTCTTTTTTCAGGAGCTCTCATGATTCTATGAATCAACATTGCATCCTCCATTAGAGTTAATTGTTTGTATATCTTACGAGCTGGTTCGATATAAGATCTACCATAAGGAAGATAATTTGTATCTGATAATAACCTAAAGTGGGCTACTTCATAATTGTCCAATGAAATAGTTTGCTTACTATTATTTGGAATGTAATTTGGATCTGCTGAAGAAGCTAATCCATCTGGATCGATTGAGAATGTTACTTTGGTTGGATCTTCTTTATCCATTCCCTCATGTCTTACCATGTGGTAAACTGTATAAGGAAGAACATTGTAAACACCAAATTTTTCTGATATCTCTAATTTTAAAAAGAAGTCCCCATACTTGCACATATTTCTAACCCATGACCATAGGTTAAATTCGATGTTTAGTACATCGTAGTATAGGTTATAAAGGACTCTTTGTATGTTTTCGTCTGATGATTTAATTGAAAGAACTTCTCCTACTGCACTTTTTAGTGTTGACTCATCTGCCAATACGTCTAGGGTTGAAGCTATAATTGCATCAGTATCCATTGCTTCATAATCTGAGTAAAGCTGAACCCTAAGTGTTTGATAATTAAGGTTTGGATTGAATATGTTTTTGTTATTGTATATGTAGAGACGGGAGAATCTGTCTAGTAATGAGTTGGTTTGATACTTCCCCGTTGATTGAATGTGGTTAACATCAGCAATCTTTAACTCATCTCCTCCTATATTTCTGACTAGTATGTCTGTTGAAAAAAGTCTCTGGAGTGAGGTAAATAAATTTCTTTCTGCCATTTGTGGATATTTTATTTATAAATAGTAACTTATCCCAATAGCCAAGTTAAATCCTCTTGGCCACCAGGTGTTTCCATAAGATACGGATTATTTTGCATAGGAGCAACATTATATACACCTGTATTTCTTTGATTAAGATTTACAAAAGAAGACATTGTGGCTCTTGAAAGATCCATTCCTTGTTGTCTCATTCGAATTGCAGTATCTCTTACGTAAAGAGCGGTTGCAAAAGCCATAACTAAATCGTCATTATATCCTGACTGTGCTTGTGCTTTTCCATTTTTCCATATGAATACTCGCATTTCTGCTAATAGTCTCTTAGACTGCAGTACAACTGATCTCTCACGTACGTATTCAGTCATCTTAGCAATTACAAGTGGTCTAGTTTTTAAAGACATTGTAAATCCTGGTACTAATTTTTCTCTTTCGTACTTAGCCATATACGATTCAACTGTTTCAGTATCTGATCTTGATGAGTAGTATACGTTTTTATATTCTCTGGAAAGTACTTGTTCGATTGTTGACCATCCAATATTTGCATTTTCTATTACAAGTAGTGCATCGCAGTACTCTGTTGCTATTCCTACCAATACGTTTCCGTATTCTTTAGGAGATATTTTTCCTTTGTATTCAGCAACTTGTGTACATGTTTCAATATCAAATACATGAAATCCAGAATAATCGGTTGAATCTCCTCGAGCAACGTCTGCTACAACCATGTAGGATTTTTGGTAATCTGGTGATTCCCATATCCATAAATTACCATCAACCCCTCTTCTTTCTGTTGGATCTTTTACGTAAGTTTCTTCATAGAAAGCCATATTTTCAACCTCAATTACTGAGTCTCCAGATGATAGAAAGTCACAATCACATTCCTGTGCTGCCATTTTCTCTCCTAATTGTCTTGCCTGTTCGTCTCTCCAATCTTGTTGTCTTTCAGGATGAACATCCCATTTTAATTTAATAGGAACAAATCCATTCTCTCCTGCTTCAGCTTTTTCCCATGTTTTATGAAACCAGTTTCCTACACCATTTGGAGTTGAAAGTGCCATACACTGACCCCCTGTTGCTAAGGTTTGTTGAGCTGCTGTAAATGTTTCTTCAATGTTTTCAATAAATGCAGCCTCATCTATTAGTAGAAGGGATACTGCTTCTGAACGAGCTGCATCTGAGTTGGATGATTTGGCTGTTATTTTAGATCCATTCTTAAGCCTCATTGATAGTTTATTCTTTTCTATGAATGGAAGTTGTAACCATTTTGGTAGATTTTCGTACATGAAAATTGTTTTGGTTACAAGGTTTCTAGCTGTGGCTTGGGTAATTGCTAATGCTAAAACGTTTTTATCTTTGTGAAAGATCATTAACCAAAGTGCGTATGCTGAGGCTAGTGTTGATATTCCTAACTGTCTTGACTTTAGAGTTATTAACATTTTTTCATCTCTGAATAAATGTAGTACTCCTTCTTGAAATGGGTATAGGTTGAATAAGATTCTACCTCTAGTTGGATGTTGAATGTAGCAGTACTTCTTCATGAAGTATGCAGGATCTTTTGCACACTTTATATACTCTTGGGCTACTATCTGTTTTATATCTGGTTGTGACATATTATATACTTATATATTATAAATATGTGGATATAAAAAAACCCACCTTTATGGGGTGGGCTTGTTTTGTTTTTATTATTTAGTACAGTTTTGATAAAAGATCATCCTCCTCATCCAATCCTGCGGTGTAATCCATTTCTCCATCTTCCATTAATTTCTCAATTTCTAAAATACGATCTATAATTTCTTTATTTCTTTCGTACTCAAAGTAGTCATAACTCTCTTCTTCATCAACTCCTACTATAATACTACCTGTCTCTTCGTCTTTTTCTATATACTCAAACTGATTATCTTCGTCAATTTGATGCTCTTCTCTTAGCTTTTCAACGCTAGTTTGAACTAAACCATAAACATCAAAGTGATGCCCAGAAGTATTCTTAACCTCTAGATAGGTTTTTTCTTGATCTACATCTTCACTCAGCATTCTTGAATTAGCAGTCAACTTATTTTCTACTAAAAATTTTTTTAAATTAAAATTTTCCATTGGGCTTGTTTTGTTTTTACTATCAATATTAAATCATTTCAAATCCATCATCATTATCGTCGTCGTACTCGTCATAATTATCGTCATCACCATCGTAATCCCCTTCCAGATCGTCAATTTTTTGTTGGATAAATTCCTGTAATTCTAGTAAGTTTTCTATTTGATGCTCGTTGCTAACTCCTGAATTTTCTAAAAACTCATCTACTAAATCTACAAGAGTTTCTGGTGCTTCGTATTCGTTTACCATTCTTGACTCCTTAGTTAATTTATTCTCTACTAAGTATTTTCTTAAATCAAAGTTTTCCATTGGATTATTTTTTTCTGTTTTCTGCTAAGAATTTTCTCAAGTCAAAAGTACCTTCTGCTAAAGTTGCTGGTTCTTCTGCTGGTGTTTCTTTTTTACTAGCTGTACCTTTTTTTTGGTCCTTGTTATAAGTTTTATCAAATATTGTTTTTAGTTTCATTACTGTTTTGTCCAATATTCCGATATTTTTTCGTAGGTCTGTAAGCTTCTTTTTATCTAAGTGGTCAGCATGTTCTCCTTCTTCAAGTCCTGTTAATTTCCTTCTCATTGCTTCAGCAATGTTTTTCATTTCCTCAATTTTAGCCTCATCAGCTGTTTTCTTAGTACGCATCTCTATCTCCTTCATCAATTCTTCAATTGTGTTGAATGCTGGTATTACAGTTTCATCAGGCATTTCATCTCCTTCTTCCATTTGGTTTCCTCGGTACTGATCTCTTCTATAATCTTCTTCGTCTGCAGCATCTGCTGGATTAAATTCATCCTCTCCTTCTTCTTGGTATCCCATTGCATTGTTTACCATTTCTACTAAACGTCTTTCTTTAGCAGTTAATTTTGTTTCTTTCATGATTGGTTTTTTATTTTCTGTTCCTTCTCTTTCCATTCTGTCATTGAAAGAACGTTGGCGACTTGCTTTTTCTTCTTCTGGTGATAGTCTTTTAGGTATTATACGATCTGGGTGTCCTGTTAACTCCTTTCCTATTTTTCTTCCTGATGCTAGCCATTCTTGTACTGGTATGATTCCCCAGTAGCCTCTTAGTACATGCTGTCCGTATTTTGTTGGAGCATTTTCTAATGCTTGTTGTGCTTCTTCTTGGGATGGGAACATTGCTATAAATTCCTTTATTTCTTTATTTAATCCACCATACATTACCCAGTATCCTGAGACATCTGTTCCCTGTTCTTCAGATTCATTAAATCCTAATTTTTCTTTAGCTTTTTGTAAAAATGATTTTTTTTCTGGTTGTGGTGGAGTTTTTGGTTCTTCTTTTCTATTACTACCACCACTGGTGTAGCTAGCTAATGGATATTGGTCATCATACCCACCGTACATTTCTTCTAAAGTCTCGTCAGGTTCTTCTGTAGCATTAGAACCATTATTAGAACCTTGATAAATCTCGTATTTACCAACATCTACAATTGCAATCTCTAATCTACATTCAAGTCCTTCTGTTTCTGGGTCAAGTTCTCCTTGTTGATCTATTTCATCACCTTGTGCAAACAGTATATCGTCTACTGCTTTGGCCTTTACTACTGCTTCTGCGATCATCCACGCAGCATCATCTGCATTCATTACTTGGAATTCTGGTTTAGGCATACCGTGGGTTGAGTGAAGTGCTACAGTTACTTTTCCTGTTAGGCCTGCTATATCAAGTTGTTCTACTATTTCGTAGTATAGTTTTTCTTCGGGTGTGTGTTGTGATTCTTCCTCTTTTAGAAGTTTTGCATTTTTTGTAAGTTTATTCTCTGATAAGAATGCTCTTAAATTAAAGTTATCTGCCATTTGTGTTTTTATTTTGTTTATAAATAGTTAGTTATTATTTAAAGTTTAATAGTTGGGGATTTACATCAGACTGTACTGCTGGGCTAAATACTACATCAGTACCTATCGAGTTTACTAACTCCTCTACTGTAAATAGCCTATAGTCTCCTGTTATTGGATTAAATAGTAAAAACTTTGTTATATTCTTTGCTTCTGTATACCCTAATATCTGTGCCTTATATAGTATTTTTGCAATTGATTGCACACTTGTCATATCTGACTTACTTATTTGCTCCGCTCCTGTAGCATTACCTTTATAGTATGCGTTTACTATAAACTGATTTATTTTATCAAGAACAGCTTGCTTATCTTGTGCGTTATCGTAGTCCTCTTTAAATATATCAGCTACTTGTTTTTTAACACTCTGTGTTTTATAATACGACTTTAGTCCACCTCCTCGTGCTAAAGATACTCTAGGACCTCCTGCTAGCTCTCCTGGTTTTTTAGAACTTATTCCTAATGCTTTAACTTCTAGATCTTTTCCTTGATATACCAAATCTCCTGCTGTTTCACTCTTTGCTACATCACTATACACTATTGGAAATACAATTTCTCCTCTTCCTATTGCCACACTTGCTTTAGCTCCTGTTATTTTTCCTAATGATGCTAGTACTGGTCTTAATTCTGGACCTAATGCATTATATACGTTTCCTGAAGTTTGTAATTTACTATCTTTGACTCCTGCTACGAATTTATCTACTAAATTTGCTTTGGCTAATATATCAATAAGCTCAGCTGGTAGGTTTCTATTTTCAAAGGTTGTCTTATCTATATTTCTAGTTGCTAAGAATTTTTTTAAATCATCTACGTGGGATGAGTTTTGTAGGGTTTTAAGTACTCTTGTAAGTAGCTTTGTATTACCTTTCTCTGCTTGTACTATATCAGCTATTTGCAATATTAGATCTTCATTTGAAAGTTGTTCTTCCTTTGGCTCTTCTTCTTCCATTACAATTCCAAACTGTGAATAAATCTCTTTTAATATTTTCATATCGTCAGGATTGTTTGTATCTGGGTATCCTTTCTTGCAGCGAAAGGCCCATTCTGCAACTATTTTATCTACTGTGCTCATTAAAGTGCTTCTGGTGTTTCTGGTTCTGTTCCTGCTTCTTCTTCTCCTGGTGTTTCTTCTGCTTCAAAATCAGCTGTGGTATCTACAGCTCCACCTGCTTCTCCACCTGGGAAGTCTCCACCTCCGCCACCACCTGCTGCTGGTTCAGCTCCTGCGAAGTCCTCTCCACCTGGTTCTTCACCAGTTGTGATTGGGCCTGTTTTAAGAATGTCGTTTATTTTATCTAATGCTTGTTGGTATTCTTGCGTATCATTTAAGAAGTATTTCTTACCTTCTACTTGTGCTTGAAATCCTTTACCCATCC